GCAAGTAATGCTTTATAGATTGTTACTCCAAATCCCCATAATCTTACACCTTTATCTTCTTCTCCTCGTACTACTACGGGAGCAAAGACTCTAGTTTTAGGATTTAGTTTACCAGATAGTGACCAATTGTCTTTATCTGATGTCTTTCTAAGTTCTTTTACGAACTCTTCAATTGGATCTTGTTTACCGAAATTCGATAAAGCTACCATTGGGTACTTTCCTACTCCATAGTGGAATTTTAATTCCTTAAAAGGAAATGTAGGATCAAAGGCAGACGGTACGATACGTAACGTTTGTTTACCTAATGATGGTTTCCAAAAGATTTTTGAATAGTCTGTTTTTTCTCTCTCCTGACCATTAGAGTTTAAGGCGTCTAATTTAGCCTTGATTGCATTGATATCCATATAACTGATTTTTAAATTATAACTTATTAGTAATATAAGAAGAAGAACTCAAGGGACCAACTGTAACTTGAATTACTTTGGCTTAAAGTTCAATAATCTTATATAATTTTGTATTTACTCTCTTTAATTCTGGTCCTTTTGTAAGTAGGACACAGTTTCTGTAGTCTTTCCAATTAACTCTGTATGAACTGTCTAGTTGACCGTCGTTCAGACTCTTAATCAGAGTATTTAATGCATTAATTGTATATAATGTATTAGATTCTTTTTTTCTATGTACTAAAATCGTATTGTCTAAGAATGTTCCTACATTTCCAAAGTCAACATTATAAGTACAAATGTACTCATCTTGGCTTTTTGCGTATAAAACAAAAATCTTATTATATATGATTTTATATCTTTCTTGAACCTCCTTTAAGACACTGTCTATGGTATCCTCTGTTGCAAAGGTGCAGAATAATTTGTTGCTCATATCCTCGTTTAAATAAATGGGATCGATATCGTAATCGAACCGCGGCAAGCTAATTGTTGTTACCATATATAAATATCTTTGTTGATTATAAAACCAAGTCTTTGTTGAAATTAAATTTAATAGGCAGTGTCCCACCTTTCTCCATTAGTTCTTTTATCTTTTCTAGTGTTTCTTTACCGTCTTCTTTGTGAAAATCAAATAGAAAAGAATCGTAGGTGTACAGTACAAGTTTAGTTTTTTTATCCTGTAAATACCTTAATACTTCTTTTAATATAAGAATATTATTTGATGTCTCCAACGATTGCATCATATAATTCATAAGCTTAGCAGGATGCATTTCTTTTAGTTCCTTAGTAAAAGCTTTACCGGACTGAGGGTTACATACAAAGCCTTCGCTTTTAAACATATTCCACATTTCATCAATATAGCTTTGAATGAGTTTAAATATTTCCATGTCCTTATGTTCCTCAGGTACTTTACCGTATATCGCTTGAAAGTTAATTTGCTTAGCTTCTAAATACTGCTCATCTGATATATCTTCAGTACCGAAGTAATGTTTAGCTAATTGCTTATGTGCAGATTCGCTGGTTAGTTTAAATCCAATTTGCTCACAAAGTAACCTAAGGTGATAACCGTCGAAATCAAACTCAACAAAATAATCCCCTTTCGGCGTGAAAGATTTGCGGTGTTCGGAATTCTTAGGTATAGCAGCGAAATTAACAGAATTGAAAGCATTAGTAGGTCTAGAAGTGACATTGTAAAGGTTATAAGAGGTTAGAACTGTATTATTAATTGTATTATATAGTGGATTTCTAGGTTTAAAAAGCTCATTAAAAGCACTATAATGTATACCTAGCCCAGGTTGCTCTAATAAGTAGAATACATTTGTTGCCATATTATTATAGAAACTGAATCCATCTGGTATATCGTATTCGATTATTTCTTTTACTTGATCAAATACTTTCTCACAGGATTCATATAATTTACTTATAGGTATTAACTGATTGATGTTAGGATACTCTCTAAATTTATTATAAAAAAAGTTAAGAGACTCATTTTCTTTACTATACTCTAATTTATCGTATTTAGTCATTGAGTAAAGGAGTGATAAGTCTATAGCTCCCTGTAGATTAAAGTGATATAGAAGCTTCTTCTTATCTAATGTATATAGTTTATCGCATTTAGATAGAAGTTCATAGATACGAGTTTTATCTATATTAATACCTTCATCATGGTTTATAGGAATAATATATCCACCCATTGTTGAATTGAGAAATCTAATGTAGACTGCTATAGTGCTGGTAAGCTTAGGATGGTATAAATCATTAGACGATATTACATCGACGTAACATCCTAATTTCATTAATCCTTCTAGCGAATTTAATTTTGATTCTTGCTCTACTATATAAAACACTTAATATCCTTTTATACAATATAAGGATTATGTTTCGAGTTTACAAACCTTTGATGGTTTATTTTAGAAATAGGTGTTAATTTTTTGCGGACTAATTTTTCAAACAACTGTTCTCTAGCTATTAATTCATACCAGAATATAGAATCTTTAATATCTAATGCGTTTAATACTGATCTTAAAATATCGTAACCGTTACTATTAGTGTAGTGTTTAGGGTTATTATCTGATTCCTTATAGAAATCTTTTGCTTCTACTATATTATAGGTATACTTATAGTCTTTATTATCAAGATCAATTGAAAAAAGTTTTTTATCTTGTATTCCTAATATAGTATAGTATAAGCTCTCAAAGTATCTTCCGTGATGCATATCTATATAAGGTCCTTGATTATCTTCTAAATAATTTTTTAATATTTTATGAATGTAATGGTTAATAGTATTCTTATCATGTCTAAAACTCTTATACTCTGATACTTCTAGGATTCCGCTGTATATTTTTTCTTTTGCGTCTTTCAGTACTACAAAACAGGTATCAATCTTTTTAAATACATTTTGAAATCCTTTTTCCATTATAACAGCTTTAGACTTCTCATTTATACTAAAAGTAGTTTTATCTAAGTACCCTGTATGAGTATATGTATTAATTACTCTGCTGCTTGCTTTTAAACTATAAATGTAACCGTAGTCAAAGTTACGAGCAGGGTATGCTAAACTAATGGGGATTAGGTTATCATCATGTATTGCATTAGAATCTTCTACGTTTCTCATTTTATTTGACTACAAATTGAGCCGGGTCTTTTAGTACTTGACTTCTTATACCTGGAAGAACTAAGTTAGCCTGTTTGGTGATATCTGCATTTTGAGCTTTTAGGCCGGGGTACAAATATCCATTCATTATTTGATCTTCTGGATCTCCTTTTATCTTCCATTCAAGTTTTAGGAGTTTTATTGTTGTTCTTCCTTCTCTTTTAAACATTACAAATCTCTTCTTAGTAAGCTCGTAAATTTTACCTGTTCTAGTATCTTTAACAAAATACCTCATTAAGGTACCTATTTTATAATCCTTATCATTTGGTTTTGGATAGTAAGTTACAAAGCTAGTTCCGAATCTTTCGTCTTGATCATCAGAACCATGAGAATGAGGTATAACTAAAAGTTTTTCTGATTTGGGAGTAATGGATTCTCCTTTATAGTAATTACCTTTAAAATCAGCTACATACTTACCAAAGTACTTGTTACCTGTTTTTGCATCTTGCAAGGTACCGTGTACTTCTCCTCCTACTATTTGTTTATGTTTAGGTATATAAGCCATTATACGTTATATTTTGTAATTTTACCTTCTGATGCTAGAGCTACTGCTCGGTTAACATCTTTTCGTCCCTCAGTACCTGCACCCCAAGATACATGGAAGTGTTTCCCACTTGCTGCTCTTGTAGGATTAGAGTATTCATCAATAAACTTAACATTAGGAACTCCTCCTGCTGCAAATCCTTGTAATACTTTAAGTACTGCTTTTTGATTACCAGTTGAATATGGAGTAATTACAAAATCTAATCCTCTACCAGATGCATGACGACTTACATATGACAACTTATGGTGGAATGCATCATTACCACCGGTAAATATTAACTGTACGCCTGGTACTTCTGTTTTTATTTTCTCTACAATCGCTATACCTAAGTCAGCTGTTTGTTTTGTAATATCTCCACCATTTGATAGCTCCTGACCTTTTTCTTTATAATCAGCCTTAATTAATGCTTGTCTTAATCTGTTAGCTTGAGTATGTCCTGCTATTTCTTCTGGTGTAGGCATTGATGCTGCATCTCTAGATCTTGGAGCTCCGCCGCCGCCAGATGCTCTTGCTCCTGTTGATGGAGTAGCTACTTTAGGAGAACCTTTTATTGGGAAAAATGTTGTTTTAATATCTGTCCACCATTGGTTATTTTCTAACGTATGAGATATTCCAGTAACTAGGAATCCATACCCATCATATTTTGCAGGTAATATACCTTTATTAATACGAAACGTAAGACCTGGTTTAAGTCCAGATATACCCAGCATTTTTAACGAAAGTTCTATTGGAATAACTCCTTGAGGTACTTTACCGTTATTTACTATATGCTCTTTATACCCTTTTTGAATGTAACTAATGTTTTGGTTTTCCATTTGGTTCCATTTCTCTCCATCGTACTGCTGATCGCTCATACCAAGACCATTGAAAGCTTTGAATACATCATCTAACTCTTCAAGATGTTTTTCTATTCTCTCATTAGCCTCTTCATCTTGTTCAGCGTCAGATTGATCTTTAGCTCTAATGTGTCTGTCCAAAGCACCTTGATTCCACTGTAATAAAGTTTGTATATTTTCATTATAATTACCTGAGTTACCTTGAGCAGCTATTGCTACCATGTTTGATATCTTAGAAGTAATTTTACTACTAATATTTAATGATTTAGTTGTAGACTTTAAACCTGTTACATTAATTACTGGGATAGATTCTGGTGATAGGTTATTTCTATCTACCATTGTAAAGTTATCAGGAAATTCAGGATCGGCATATAAATCGAATTGATTAACATTCCCTAAACATCTTTGCACTTCTTTCAATACTGAAATAACAACATCGTATATACCTGCTCCTTCGTCTGTACCTGCTTCACCTATAATTTTATCTACTTGAGATATTATAAAGTTAGTTGAAACAAATATGCTTAAACAGTCATCTGCTTTATCACCGGGAGCTAGTTTTTCCATCTCCTGTGTTAAGTCATCTCTCTTTATACAGTAATCTTTATCTTTAGATGGAGTTTTAGGTATATTAGCTACATAAGGATCTAATGACCAATGGTTAGGGAAAGTAATAAATTTTTGACCGAAATCTGTATTGAATGTAACTAGTGGTAATTTTTTAGTATTATCTAAAAGTACAGATGTAGCATTAATAACCTCGAAAAAGCTACGAAGACTGATAACACAGAAGTCTACAGAATCATCAAAAGCGTACCAAGCACTACGAGCAATATCTTGCTTCATTCTTAATACTGTGAAATCTGTTTTTAATTTATTAGCTACTTTTTCTGCTTTTTTAGATTTAAGTAATTCTTTTGCTTTTTTAACAGTTGAACCACTATGTGTTAGTTTCGTAAAAACGTAATGTAATACACTTTTACTTTCTACTTTATCAGCATCTTCGCTTTTATCCTCCGGCTTTGTAGCATCTGTAGTTTTACCTACCTTCATTGCTTCTAGTATTTGTCCTCTGGAAACTATTTTTAAGCTACAATCATATCCACCATCTGGTCTGAAGCTCCAATTATAGTTCTGTATGTATCCGAACATACCTTCGTAGTTACCGTGACCAGCTTCTCTTTTTACTTTAATATTATTGTCCATTTCAACTCCAGATCTAGGAGTAAATACATGACCATCCGGTACTAAAAAGTTATCAGCACCCATTTTTGCAGTGTTACCACTATTATCTACATATACTGAATGTCCCCATTCTAATATACAGGTATATCCAGGTTTAAAGTATAATTTTTCTATATTCTCTAAGTCTTCAACTGTCCAAACCACAAAGTCTACTTCTGCTTGTAGTATTGTACCAAATCTGTTTTTAGTTTTACATTTAAGTCCAGTAATACCGGGCATAGGTCTAAACCCTAATGATTGATTTGTGTAAGCATTATTACCAGTAGTCGAACCAGGTTCTAAGTTAATACCTGATCTTGGATCTCCACCTGCATTTAATGTTCCTCCTGTTAGTACGTACTTCTTAGCTAAATCTGCTGTACCTGTAACATTAGGACGTGCAGATCTATTTTGTAGCAACTGCTTAACTTCACCATCTGTTATTTGATTTACACTAGATCGGAGCATAACCCAGGCAGCATTAGAATGTATAGCATGTTGTTGTTCTATAGTCTTACTATTACTTTCAACTAAACTAGCTCTTTGTTCTAACTGTTTGGTAACGTACCCTGTTACTGGGCTACCAAATGTTTCTGCTTTAGCTCCCATTATTTACCTGTTTTTATTTAAGTCGTCAAATAACCTTAGAGCATTTGCTGTGTCATAAGGTACTCTTAACTGTACTCCAGGTTTTACGTTTAATCCGTCTTTTTTTGAATTGTTAGCACTTGCTATTATCCACCATAGTGATGGATCTCCGTAAAACTGTAGAGCAAGAGTATCATATCGATCTCCTCCAGCTGCTATTAAGTAAGTATCTTCAGGATGCAAAGGCAAATTAGGGTACATTACATTAGCGTAGTACCTTCTACCTTGTTTCGTTTTAAATACTTCTATATTTGTTGTTCTCCTTGGCATATTTATGCATTGTTAATAAATTGTCCTCCGTCTGCTACATTAGCATTAGGGTTAAAGGATTGTATCGGTTGGAATGCAATCGATATATTTAGCATATGAGGTAATCTAGGTAAATCAGGATCTGTTTCCCATGGAGTTACTTTATCCCAAGAAATTCCGACAGATTTTATAAATCCATCTTGATTCACTAAATAATCACCTACTGTTACTTGACATAACGTTCCTCTCATAAATCCTCCGTTATTTCCATACGTAGGAGCTGTAGTACCTGCTAATAAGTTAAGCTTTCTGTATAAGGGAACCAACTCTTCTTTAGAAAAAGCTGCTATTTTAAAATCAAAGGTTATATCTCTCTGAAATCCTTGGTATGTATAAAACTCTTCTGCTCTTCCGATATATTTAGTACCTTGCCAGTTACCGGTATAGTTATCATTAAAA